GTTGCGGCTAGCGGATCGACGCCCGCAATCCCGGCCACTCCGTCTATCATTATGACTGTTACCTTTGTCTCTAACAGATCGGCCTGACCATGCCTTACATCAAGCTGCAGATCCCGCCAGGCGTCTACCGTAACGGCACCGAATATCAGTCGGCTGGCCGGTATTACGACGCATCTCTCGTTCGCTGGTACGAGGGCACCATGCGCCCGGTGGGCGGGTGGCGCAAGCGTTCCAATTCCCAGATGACTGGCGCCTGCCGCGGCTTTGTCAATTGGCGCGACAACAGCGGCAACCGCTGGATCGCCGCCGGTACACACTCCAAGCTGTACGCGATGAACGAGGGCGGCACTCTTAAAGATATCACCCCGACAAGCTTTACGGCTGGATCTGCCGACGCGACGCTTAAAATCGGCTACGGTTATGGCAACTATGGCGCGTTCGCTTATGGCGTTGAGCGCCCCGATACGGCGCCGGTCATTCCCGCCACGACTTGGAGCCTGGACACCTGGGGCGAGTATCTGGTGGGCTGCTCCACGTCTGACGGCAAGCTCTACGAGTGGCAGCTAGGATTTTCCACGCCCACGCTGGCCGCTGCGATCACGAACGCGCCAACGGACAACCAGGCGGTAATGACCACGTCGGAAAGGTTCGTGTTCGCTCTGGGCGCGGGTGGCAATACCCGTAAGGTGGCCTGGTGCGACCAGGAAGACAATACGGTGTGGACGCCGGCAGCGGATAACCAGGCCGGCGATTTCGAGCTGACCACCGTTGGCGACATTAAGTGCGGCAAGCGTGTGCGCGGCCTGTCGATCATCTTTACTGACGTGGATGTACATACGGCGACCTATGTGGGGTTGCCCTATGTGTATTCGTTTGAGAAGGTCGGCTCGGCCTGCGGGGTGATTTCCTCGCAATCCGTGGCGGCGATTGAGACGGCCGCGATCTGGATGTCAACCTCCGGGTTCTGGATTTATGACGGATACGTCAAGCCTCTGCCGTGCGACGTGTCAGATTTTGTCTTCCAAGACATCAACAGCGCGCAGGCCAGCAAGATCTACGCTGTGAATAATTCCAAGTACGGCGAGATCTGGTGGTTCTACCCGTCGGCCTCCTCGACGGAAAATGATTCTTACGTTGTATATAACTACCGCGAAAATCATTGGGCGATTGGCGATCTGGCGCGTACTGCCGGAACCGACCGCGGTGTGTTCGATAACCCACTTATGGTGTCTTCTGACGGATACATCTACGAGCACGAGGTGGGCTACGCCTACGATTCGGCGGTGCCTTTTGCCGAGTCCGGGCCGGTTGAGCTGGGTAATGGTGATCAGACGATGAGCGTGCGCCAATTGGTGCCGGACGAGCAGACGCTGGGCGAGGTCCAGGTCTCCTTTAAGGTGCGCCTGTATCCGATGGCCACCGAGACGACATACGGCCCGTATACCGCATCGCAGCCGACGGATGTGCGCTTTTCTGGCCGCCAGGTCAAGGTGCGCTATACCGGGGCGGTGCTGGACGATTGGCGGGTCGGCGTGCCTCGGATGGAGGCGATTGCAGCCGGTGGCCGTTAATGGATGAACTAGAGTTTCAGAGATGCGCCAAATACCTAGAGGCGGCATTAGAATACTCTGGAGGGACACACGGAATTGAGGATATTGCGGAGGGTGTGCGAGACGGGCGGTTTCAGTTCTGGCCGGCTCCGAACTCCGCGGCAATTACCGAGATCATTGTCTATCCGCGACTGAAAGAACTTCATTGCTTTCTGGCCGGCGGCGACCTCGATGAACTCAAAGTCATGCGACCATACGTCGAGGCTTGGGCAAAGCGTCATGGTTGCAGCAGGTCAACGTTCTCGGGCCGCAGAGGCTGGGAGCGAACCTTTATGAAGGAAGAAGGCTACAGGCCCCAGTGGTTTGTAGTGAGCAAGGAGCTTTGAAGTGGCAACACGACTACCGTACTACACCGGCGAAGACGACATTTATACGCAGTTGATGCGGCAATTCCAGGCGGAAGTGCCGTATTACAGCGCGCCCGTTACGTCTGGCGTCACTGGCGGGTACGACCCGATGCTGTACTCGCGCCCGCAGCCTGGCCTTAGTGACTACAACGCTGGCCTGCTTGGCGATAGCGGTATGTTCACCGGCGAGGGCGGAGGCGATGGCTCTGGCCTTCTCGGCTCTACAAACTCTGGCGGCGTTGCTCCTGATGGAACCGTTAGCACCGGCTTAGGCGGCATCTCGTTGTCGCCCTCTGGCATCGTCTCTGCCAACACTGTGAGCGTGCCGGCCGCGATGGCCTTGGGCCTTGTAACGGGTCTTCCTATTGGCCTGATCGCAACAATTTCAAACCAGTCGGCTCAGAATGCGGCGCAAGGTCTGACTAGTTCTCTGTCTGACACGATGGGCATAAATGCGCTTGATGGCATTGTCGCCACGGCTGGCACCGGCGGCACCGGCGGCGCTGCTGCGGCCGCTGGCGCTGCTGCTGCTGCCGCTGCTTCCGATGCCGGTTTGTCTGACGCGGCAATAGGCGCCGCGGCTCAGGCGGCGGCAGGCGCCGTCGTTGCTGGCGCGACGCCATCCGAGGCTGCAGCAATTGGCGCTGTGGCAGCAGGACAGGCTGGGCTGGCGGCAGAAGGAAATAGTGTTAGTACGGCGGCCGCTTTATCCGATGCTGGCCTTGCCGATGGTTTTGGTGATGGCGGCACGTCGGTCGGCGATGCCTCTGGCATTGCTGGTATTTCCGGCGGATTTAGTGATGGCGGAACAATCGGCGGCAATTCTGATGCAGGTCCTGCTGGCGGTATCGGCGGCGACGGTATCGGCGGCGACGGTGGTATCGGCGGAGACGGTGGTATCGGTGGCGACGGTGGTATCGGTGGCGGTGACGGCGGCGGCGGTGGTGGCGGTGGTGGCGGAAAAATCATCTGCACCAAGCTGCACGAGCTGGGCAAGATGCCCACCGAGATCTACGAAGCGGACCAAGCCTTCGGCGCGATGCTGGTCAGCGAAAGCCCTGAGACCTATCAGGGATATGCCTGCTGGGCGCAGCACGTCGTGCGCTGGATGGGCCGCGACGACTTGTTTGGCAAGTTCGTTGTCTTCGCGGCGTACCACATTGCAACGCCCTGGTCCAAAGCGATGGCGCAAGAGATGGGCGTGAAGGTTGAAAGCGGATGGTTCGGTCGCTTCTTGATGAAGAACGGCCTTAAGGTTTGCCGAGCCATTGGTAAGATGAATCAGGATAGGAGCGTTCAAAATGTCTAGAAGCAGCGGCGGCACCCAAACCACCAGAACCGAGATCGACCCGGAAGTTAAAACCGCGTATCTGCAGAACCTGCAGCAAGCGCGTAACGTCGCGGCAGCACTGCCGGCGCGCGAGTTCGCTGGATTTAATCCGCTGTATCAGGCCGGCGAGGCGCAGCTCACGAACCTCGGTCTCACGCCCTTCACGGGCCAAGAGATCTCCGCCTTCCAAAATCCTTACGAGCAGCAGGTGGTGCAGAACACGCTGCAGGACATTGAGGATCAGCGACGCATGGGGCAACTAGCCGAGGCCCAGCGCGCCACGGCCGCTCGTGCCTTTGGCGGCTCCCGTCAGGGCGTGCAGCAGTCGCTGACCAATGCGGCCGCTTTGCGCCAGGCGGCCACGACAGCCGCCAACCTGCGCCAGCAAGGCTACGGCCAAGCGGCGCAGCTTGCGCAGCAGGCGCGAAGCATTGGCCGCCAGGGTGCGATGGATGTTATGGGTCTGGGCGGTGCCCGCCAGGCGTTCACGCAGCAGCAACTGGACGCTATGCGTGGCCTGGGCCTCGAGCGCCTTGGCATCTCTCAGGCTGGTCTGAGCCTGAACTTGCCGAATCTGGGGATGTCTCAGTCGGTGCCGCTGTACCAGAACCGTGCCGCGGGCGCACTGGGCGGCGCTTTGGGGGGCGCACAACTGGGCGCGATGGTGCCCGGTCTCGGCGCTGGCGGTGGCGCAGCTCTTGGCGGTCTGCTCGGTCTGCTGTAAGGGGGAAACATGGCAACGTCTTTCGATATTGGCGGACTTCTTGGCAGCACTTTCGGCGGCGGCTTGTCTGGCCTCGAGGATCTGCTGACGCCGGAGCAGCGCGCCGCGATACAGCGGCAGTCGGGCCTCTCGGCCGCTGCAGCACTGCTCCAGGCCGCGGGGCCGTCCACGACGCGCACGAGCCTCGGGCAAGCACTTGGCTCGGCCTTTACGGCTGGACAGGCTGGGATGCAAAAGGGCACCGAGTCTGCGCTGACGCAGATGCTGACGCGCCAGAAGCTGGACGAGGCAAAACGTGCTCGTGATCTGCAGGCCAACATCGCCAAGATCCTTACGGGCGGTGCCGCGCCGGCGGGTGGCGAGGTGACGGCAGAGGAAGCGCTTGCCGTGCCTGGCATGGCCGCTGGCCCGACCGCCGAGCGCGCCGCCCTGATTGGGCAGCCGCGCGCAGCGGCCGCGGGGCCGCAGGTGTCTGGCAACGAGGCGAAGGCTCGCCAGTACCGGCAGATCGCTGACATTTATGCCGCGGGTGGTAAGGCAGAAGACGCCAAGCGATTCATGGATATCGCCGAGAACTTAGCGCCGACCCGCCAAGAAGTTGTCGGCCAGCCCTTTGAGGTGACCGCCTCTGACGGCAAACCTGTCATGGTGCAGCAATTTAAGGATGGCACCATCAGGACGATGGCAGGCTTTGGCCCTAAGCGTGAGGTTGTTCTGCAAACCGTTGATGGCCGAGTCATGGCAATCGACAAGAGTAAGCTGGCCGGTGGCGAATCCTATGGCACCGGCATGACCCCCGGCGAGCGCGAGCGTCTGAACATTGAGCAGGCGCAACTGCGAATCGCCCAGCAGCGTCTGGGTCTGAGTCAGGCTGAATTCAATCGCGGTGCTTATGACCGCGTCGAAAGCGCGCAGGGCATCGTGTATGTCCCGAAGACGCCGGGTCTGCCAATCATCCCCATTACGGACACTACGGGCGCTCCTCTGATGGGCGCTGGCGGCAAGCCTACCGAAGGCGAATCCAATGCCGCAGGTTTCTCGCAGCGGATGGAGCGCGCGCAGGGTATTCTTTCCGGCTTGCCTTCGACTGCTATCCCTGGCGTGATGTCTGCCGCGGCCGGGTCTATCCCGTTTGTCGGTAACGTTGCGCAGCGTGGCGTACAGACGGCGCAAGAGCAGCAGTTCAAGCAGGCCGCTGATGACTGGATTCGCGCCAAGCTGCGTAAGGAATCGGGCGCTGCGATTGGCACGGAAGAAATGGCAAGCGAATATCGCACCTATTTCCCGCAGGTTGGCGACACGCCTGAAGTTATCGCACAAAAGGCATATGCGAGACAGGTTGCGACCGCCGCTATGCGCCAGTCGGCTGGCAAGGCCTATAAGCCATTCGTGGAATCTGAAGAAGAGCAGAAGTCTCGCCAGCCTCCAGCGCCTCCGCCGCAAGAAGGCGCAAAGGCGAAAGACAAGCAAGGTCGAGACATTGTTTTCCGTAACGGCAAATGGGTGTTTGAATAATGGCAACTCGAATTGAACTTCGCGGGATGGCGGTTCCTGAAGAGGATCTGCCTGAATCACTTAAGGGCCGGCCGGTTCCTCTTTCCGATCTGCCGCCTGAGTTGAGGGGCGCAGCCGCCGCCCCTAGCACCGCAACGCAGGACATCCTGCGCCAGCTTGGCCTGGCCGCTCGCGCCGCTGGCCCGGTGGCCGCTGGCGCTCTGGGCGGTGGCGCTGTCCTCGGGCCGCCTGGCGCGCTGGTTGGCGCCCTTGGCGTAGGCCTTGGGCAGATGGTCGGCGATCCGCTGGTGAACCTGTTTAACATTGCAACGGGATCAAAAGTCCCGACGCCTTCTCAGGCCATTGAAGGCGCCATGACGCGCTTGGGGTTGCCTGAGCCTGCAACGGCGCAAGAGCGCATCGTGCAGGACATTGTGCGCGCTGGCACCTCCACCGCTGGCGCTGCTCGAGGCGCTGGCGTTCTGGGCACGAGTATCGCCAGAGAGGCAGCGCGCACCGGCGCCGCGCCTGCTATGGGTGCGGGCGCTCCGATCTCCGCTGAGGTTCTCAATGTCCTGGCGCGCTACCCGGCGCAGCAGGTCGCCGGCGCGAGCATGGCGGCAGGTGCCGGCGGCTCGCTGCGCGAAGGCGGCGCAAGCCCTGGCGCTCAACTTGGCGGCGCAATGCTCGCCGGCATGGTCGCCCCTGGCGGTCCTCGCCTGCCGTTGACGGCTCGCATTACTGAGGCGCCCGCCAACATCGTGCGCCCGTTTACCGAAGAAGGCCGCCAGGTCATCGTCGGCAACGTGCTTAACCGCCTTGCCACGACGCCCGAGCAGACGGCGACGCGCTTGGCCGGCGCTAGTCCCTTGGTCCCTGGCGTTCGCCCCACGACCGCGGCGACCGCAATGGACCCTGGCCTCGCAGCAGCGGAGACGACGATCCGCGCCTTGGATCAGGCTGGCGCATTCCCGGCTCGCCTGTCTGCTAACCAGCAGGCCATCCTTGAGGCGTATCGCCGCCTGTCTGGTCAGCCTGGCTCGATCCCGCGAGCCGAGGCAAAGCGCGCAGAAATCACAGCGCCGATGCGTGAGGAGGCCTTCGCTAACGTTACGGTAGACCCGCAGACGTTCCAGACCGGCGTTACCTTGACGGTAAATAAAGCGATTGAGAATATCCGCAACAGCCCCGCCGGTGTCCGCCAGGACGTTGAGACGGCCATGAACTGGGCGACCTCGCGTATCGCCAAGGCGCGCACCCCGATGGAGCTGTACGAGATCCGTAAGGACTTGGCGGCCGCCATGATGGGCAAATACAACCAGGACAACCCGAGTCTGCGCCTTGCGAAAGGCCAGCTCTCTGACGTCGTTAAGGCTGTTGACGATGTCATCGAGGCGTCTGCTCCTGGCTTTAAGGGCTACATGGAGAAGTATTCCAAGATGTCGGCCCCCATTGACCAGATGCGGGTGTTGCAAGACATTGAGCGTCGCGTCACCACGGGCCAGCCTAACCTGCTCACGAATGAACCCGTTATCGCGGCTGGCTCGCTGCGCCGCCAGCTATCAACGCGGGCCGATGAGATCGGAGCGGAGCTATCGCCGGCTGCGCAGCGCAAACTAGACAGCATCATCGACGAGATCAATCGCGGCATGGCCGCCACGGCTCCGGGTGTCAAGCCGCCAGGCTCGGACACCTTTAAGAACATGAGCATGGGCAACCTCATCGGCCGCGTGTTCTCCGAGTCGCTGGCGACCAACACGACGTTGCGCACCATGACCCGGCCGCTGGATTTCCTCTACAAGTTGCCCGACCAGCAAGTCCAGCAGTTGCTGGTGGAGGCGATGCTTGATCCGCAACTGGCTGCGCAGATGATGAGCAAGGCCAGCGTTATGAAGGTCGAACCTCTTGCGCGTTCGCTGCGCCAGAAGGCCGAGCAACTTGGATTCGGCGCGGCGATTGGAGCCGGCCAGTAACCTGTCATGCCAAACAAACCGAACGACGAGCAGGCAAAGCAATTCGACGGTTTCGTAAAGCACTGGCAGCAGGTGCTGAACCTGCAGGATTGGCGCATGGAGCGAGGCTCACGCCCTGCTCGTGGCGCGAT